TTTGTTTTAATCTGTTCAAGCATTGCCCTTGCGTCAGCGATATTGCTGCCGGGGATATTTGGCACTTTTGACCCTAAACCGAATGCGTAATTGAACCCAGGGTCCGACTCAAAGCGGTCTATCAAATCAAGTGTGCTTCCTACATCGGCCTGGAATTGAGGTAATGCGCTTTGTGCCTCGGCTTGTGCTTTACCGCCAATCTGTCCAGATTGTTTTTGTGCTTCGATTTGTTGTTCCTGTTGCTGGGCTTGCGCCTGTTCAGCCTGTTGCGCCTGTGCCTGCTGTTGGGCAACCTGCGTCATTCGCTGAATAACCTGTTCTTTATTTGGCCATTCAAGGGTAGTCAATATCTCTTCTTGATCAATCACCCCAGCCTCAAGCAGTTTCAGCCCGAGGTTAGCCCGCTGGGATTTCTGCTGTGGAAGCGCCGTTCCGGCAACAACCTTCACATCGAAAATGCTTTTCGGAGCCATAGCGGTCTGGGGGGGTTGGGCTACATACTGCTGGCTCTGTACATCCCAAAGGTGATGTTGCTGGTTAATCTTGTATTGCCCGTTATCCTGCTCTATGTAAAAATTCATGTAGTTCGGAATCTCAGGGTTATCCCCGGCAATGCTCACCCATCTGGGTTGGGTGTAATTCTGAAGCATGATAGGGATGATTATACGCCCCAATTTAGAAAGGCTCGTTTCCAAATTCCGCTCTTTCAGCCTGATTCTGGTCTGAGCCGCATCCTCCAGCGTCTCAATCGCCTGAGCCGCTGTTATCCCCACTGGCTTGCGCCCCTGTGTTATGTCGTGAATGCCTGATACTTGGTCGATAAACCCCTGAAGCATCTGCACGAACTGGAAAACAGCGTTGTTAATCGCCGGTGGCATGTCCCGCCTTACTTCCGTGTTCTGTAGCTTCCTTATCACCATCCCAACCTTATTGGTCAGGTTATCAGCATTAACCCCAGATTCCTTGTCCATAATCCACACCGGGTTGGACATGAGCCGCAAATACTCTGTGATGTTCTGGATGGTTTTATTTAAGAGCTTCTGCAAGTCCATGAGAGGCTCAGCGTCCCCTTCGCCGTAGAAAGCCCTCGGGATAAGCGTGGAAATAAATCTGACGTAAGGATTGAATCCCGGCAACTCATAAGGCTGTTCGATTGACTGGAGCCTGACATTCTGCCAAGGAAGGATGGTAGTTAGATGCCCGCGTGGGAATTTCTTCTTTAATCCCGTCTTAGGCTCTTCACCTTCTCCCACCTGTAAATCGTACTCCTCTACCGTGTCATCCTCATACCAGACTTCCCAACCCTCAGCAAGGGCGTTGTCGTTATTCTGTATCGCCGTGCCGCTCTCAGGGAATCCCGAATCCCTATCCACGGGAGAAACCAGCGTTATTGTTCCATCTGCTACCGCGCCCACCTTCTGGTCTTTCTTCTGTTCGCTGGAATCGCCATGAATCAAGTGAGCTTTATCAGGGAAAAGCCGCTTCCACTCACCTACGGTCTTGAAAACCTTCTCAATCACTCGCTTGCAGTTACGGTCGAAATCTTCAGCATCTTTGTTGACGTAAATAAGGCTTGGGTCTTTGACCTCGATGCAAATATCCCCCAGCCCATCCTCAAGCTCTGGGTCCCAAAACACTTTTAGAATCCCACAGTCAATGATAGATGAGTCCATCAGGGTCTCAACAATCTTGTTCTGCATGGACTGCCTATCCCATAGGTTTTCAATCCCATCAGAAAGCATCTGAGAAAACTGGAAATTACTTGGAGACTTGGGGACAACATTAAACCCAGGCCTTTTATCGGTCAGGATCGGGATAATGGTTTGAATCACCACCCGGATTACATTTACCTCAGGCTGGGACTTATTCCCTTGATTCTTGTTATTCGCCCAGGTCTTACCCTTGTATGCCTTGCGGCGTTCTGGCCAATACTTATCAAACTCTTTGCGGGCGTTCTCATCTTGCGAAAACCAAGACTTAATCATCCTGATTTCCTGCATGGCCTCAGAATCTTCTTCGCTTGTATTCGTAGAATCCTGCACTACACCCATATTCAATGGGACCTTACCACCTACTGCTTCAGGCATCGAAAACTCCTCTCGGAACATTATAACCCTTTAACTGCGGTTTGTGTTCCGGTTTAAAATCCCCTATCGCTACCGGTTTAGTCCCGGTCTTTTCGTAAATCTTCTCGCAAACATCTCTTTGCTGGCCTTCGCTACCGATATAAGCGCCGAGTGAATGGTTATAGTGACCGGCGTAAACTTTCACCGTCGGCACCATCTGCGACCAGTCTTTATCCATCAGTGAACCGCATTCACAACATGGTTCAAGGCTTTGGTACATGGAAATAGGCTTAACCACATCCTCGGTATGCCCACAAACGCAGTGATAAGGGTAGGTTGGCATCAGTCGTCGTACCAGTCTTGCGACCGCTCCGACCGGTCAACAAAAAAACCCGCCATCTCAAGCTGGGAATCTGTATAGACGGGGAATGTAAGGTCCTTTTTCTCCCGCTCTTCACGGAAACTCTTGGTCATCCATGTAGCGTACCTATTCGCATCCATTAAGTGATTGTGAGCATTAACCGGCTCCTCCTTTAGATTCTCCTCTTCCCCGTCATCTTCTTCATAATGATAGGTCGCGTATTCATCCTCTGAATGCCCACACTTCCCTTTGAACATCTTGTATTCACGGGAGCGGATTAAAGCAGTGTGCGCCATGATACCATTTTTAACAGAGTCCTTTTCCTTCCTGACCGCCACAGCGCGAACGCCAGCCCTTTGGAGATCAGCGATGGTGCCGGGGTCTTCTGAATCGCAGTAGAAGGTCTCAACCCCAACCGCGTTCTGAATTGAAAGGAGAATCCGCACCACATCGGATGGGGTTTGGTTGGTACGGTATATCTCGCCTATCTGAAAATCCTTTTTTTCCCGCCGGTGCATTGCCCGAATGGACACAGCAAAAGGATTTGTAAACCCAAAATCTACACCTGCGATGATGTAGTAGTCTCTTGGGTTTGGTTTGAATGGGTCAGCGAAATTATCATCTTCATGGATGTCAGAATATACAAGACCGGCCATGCGCTCGAAATGGCCCTGGTACTTCATAGCGAAAACCCGAGGGTCTAGGAGGCGCTTCTGGCGCTCGTATTCCTCTTTCGGGAAGTGCGGGTTATCGATACTCGCAAACTGGATGACTGATACATCCGGCCGCTTCCCTTGCTTCCACGGCTTGTAAATGTCCTTCCATAGCCAGTTAAGAGCATAAGGGGTGGTGGTGCCAAATACCGGCGCTCGTTTGAATGCCGCACGACCTTGGATGTTAGTCCACGCCTTCAGGTTGCACTTACCAAGCTCATCCGACCAAATCCCTTGCACGTTAGTCATACCTTCGATGGAATCTGGTTCGTGGAGGGAGCGGAGGAATATCTTGCGTTTCCGGTTCATCTCGAAAACGTGTTCGGATTTGTTGTATTTCCCCAGCCCGTTAAAGAATTCATGGAATTTAGGCTCTGTTGACTGATTGAAAATCTTCACCGTTGGGGCAGTAACAAGGAAATTCATATTTGAATCGGTAACCTTGGAAACCCGACGCCGAAGCCAAAGCGCCCCGCAAGTAGTCTTCCCACCTTGGATACCTGATAGCATGATGGTTACAGGCTTTTCGGATAGATAAGCCTCCAACTGCTTGTCATGCAGGGTCATCTCAGGCATGAAATCAGGTCGCTACCCATGTTTCAGGGTTTCAATGGCTTTACCGTCCATGGCCTTGATTAAAAGAGGCTCATGGAATGTATGCTCTACGGTTTGCTGGTCTCTCCACCCCATTCTATTTTTAGCTGAAAAGCATGAGAATGCGGTATTCCATAATCCAAGCATTGCGTTTTCTTGTAGGACATCGGAATATACCTGCTCTATGCCGGTTTTTATAGCATTTCCGAAGTCTGGGTGTAGTTTTTCCCAATCCCATACAGCAGAGCGGCTTATAGCGAATCCTGAATGGCGTAGGTATCTTACTAGGTCGATTTTTGAAGGGGGCGGGTTTGGGATTTTCTTTCCGTCTACCTCTCTCCAAGGTTCGTATTCCTCGAAGTATTTTCCAACCTGTTGTACTAAATCAGGGTCATAGGTTGAAGGTCGGCCCATTGGCATGGAGACAAAATAACCATTTGCATCCGTGTCTTTGTACCGGGACTGATACGGTTTATTTTTATTAATATTGATTCCGTGTTAGTCCCGTATTATATTAGGTACCATGCCAAAACGAAGCGACGAAAAAGGCAAGCGGTTGGAGTTCATTTGTAAGAAGCGCGTCCATGACGCCATGCTGGAGGAGCTATCAATAGCGTGGGCTTTGACTAAAAAGGTCTGGGATGGCGGGGGGGTGCATGCGGAGCTTGAGTCTGTGTCGGACTTCTGCCAGCGCGGTATAGCTCGGGAAATCATGTACAGAAGGGGACAGCGTGAAAAGTCTTGATGCTTGGCGGGATGCGAAGGTTTTGGTAACTGGTGGTACTGGGTCGTTTGGGAATGCTTTTATCAGGATGACGGCTCCTCACGTTCGCAGGCTGATTGTCCTGTCTAGGGACGAATTGAAGCAAAACGAGATGCGTAAGGTGTATCCAGGCGTTGATTACTTCCTCGGGGATGTGAGAGACATACAGCGGCTCAGGCGTGCTTTTGATGGGGTGGATGTGGTTATTCACGCCGCCGCCCTGAAAGTGGTGCCTAGCGGGGAATCTGACCCCCAGGAATTCGTAAAAACCAACGTCTTGGGGTCTTGTAATGTGATTGAGGCGGCCTTGGATGCCAAGGTTAAGCGGGTGGTGGCGCTTTCCACGGATAAGGCGGTTTCCCCGGTTAACCTGTATGGGGCGACCAAACTGACGGCTGAAAGGCTGTTTCTGGCGGCTAATTCGTATTCCAAGCCAAATGGCCCGGTTTTTTCCGTTGTCAGGTACGGAAATGTCATGGGCTCTAGGGGGTCGGTTATTCCCCTGTTTTTGGAGCAAAGGAAAACTGGAAGGCTCACCATCACCGACCCGGAAATGACCCGCTTTATGATGCCGATTGAGCAGTCGGTGGATCTTGTCTGGGAAGCCATGACCGGAGAGGCGAAAATCCATATCCCGAGGCTTCCGGCGATGAGGGTTTTAGACATTGCAAACATAATCGCTCCCGAAGCTGAGAAGGTAGTAATCGGGGTGCGTCCTGGCGAGAAAATCCACGAATCTTTAGACGAATTTTACTCGTCAGACAAGCCGGAAAGATGGTTCGAACCTTGGGAGCTAACCGAATGGCTAAAATCAAATTACGGCCCGTCACAGTCTCCGATGCCGACTTTCTCTACCGCCTCCTAGAACAGCGCCCAAAAGAGGCGAACGTTTCACATGAAACAATGCCTACTTGGGAAGAGCATTTGGAATTTATCCGGAGCGGAGGAGACCATCCTGTTTTCAAGAACCATTGGTACGAGGCTTGGTACATAATCCAGAATGAAGTGGGAATGATTTTCCTAACCTGTTTGAACGAGATAGGGATTTTCCTGATGCCGGAATACCAAGGGAGGGGGATTGCATGGAAGGCTATTGAATCACTCATGGCGCTACACCCAAAACCTTGTTACTTGGCTAATATTGCCCCAACCAATCATAAATCAATCAAATTCTTTCAAAAGCATGGATTCAAGAATATTCAGAACACATACAAATTGGAGGCGGAGTGAAAATCATAGGCGATCCCGGGAGCTGTCACCTCGGGTCATTTGATAGAGCGTGCGATTTAGTCCGCATCGGGAAGGATTCCGGCTTGGATGCCGTCAAGTTCCAGCTATTGACCGGGAATGAATCAAAGGGGGGGAATATCGGCATGGACTGGGAGTGGTTGCCTGAGCTAATCGTGTTGGGTGACAGGCTTGGGGTTGAAGTGTTCGCTTCTGTGTTCGATAAAAGCGGAATTGATTGGGTTCGCAAATGCGGGTGCAAGTCCATCAAATTCGCATATAGTCAGTATCTTAAATACTTACAATTTAACGTGTTAGAAAAGCCTTTCCAGAATCAATACGTTTCCTGTGATGTAATGAATGAACGCCAAATAGTAAACGCCATCAAGCTATACTGCGTCCCAGAATACCCCGTTCCTTACAAAATCGATTTCGAAGGGCTTTTCCCAAGGTTCGATGGCTTTTCCAGTCATTGTTTGGGAATCGAACAAGACCTTAATGCAGTCAAAGCCGGGGCAAAGTTTATTGAAAAGCATTTCCAAGGGGACTGGGACTCTGACTGCCCGGACGGGGCGTTTGCGCTTAGACCAAAACAGCTTAAACAGCTTATTCATGCGATGCCCACCGCTGTGACTCTTTCTCAATCAAAACATCATCCCGTTCAGGGGTGAGAAGGGTTACCGAATCATCGTCCTGTTCTTGGGGCTTGACTTTCGCCTTTGCCTCCAAGGCTTCGAGGCGTTCTATGATTTCGTCGGCGACCAGGACCTGCTGTTCGACAACCCGGGCCATCCGTCGCTGAGCGCGGCGGAGAGCGCGCGGGCGGC